TACTATGCGTAATTAAAACCCCGCCGAAGCGGGGTTGTTTTTTAGTTTGCTTCTGCTAGAGATTTAAAATAATCTAGATCATCATCTTCAGCAGTTACGGATGCTTTAGGTGTCGCTGGCATAAGTGATTTTGGTGCTTCAGTCACACGTGCTTGCGCGGGAGCAGGAGCATCCTCAGTATCACCTTCGAAACCAAGAACTTTATCCAAACGACCTTTAAGCAATTCATAACTCTTGAAATTCTTACGATCAAGAAATTCTTTGAGTGAATATTCTTGAGTGTAGAGCTTTTCGAGTTTAACATCATCACCATCAAAAAGAGCAGACGGATCTGCAAATTCTGATTTATCGTAATTGCGATAACCTTCGACATTACGAATCTTCAGTTTGAAGTTAGCACCTTCCCAAAAGTCAAACGGATTCAAAGGCTTTTCATCCGCGAATTCCGGATTCATTGCTTCAGTAATCTTATCGAAGATTTTCTTACCAAACTTAAACAAGCGAATCGATCCTTCATTTTCAGGATTTGAAGGATCGGATACAACATAGATGTTAGCCACATATGAAAGCTTACGCTTTTGTTTCCTAACAATCTCTTTGTTCGATTCAACACCTGAATTCCAAAGAGTGCTATTGTGTTCACACACAGGGCACTTCTCATTCAATGTAGTCAAACAATTATCAATCAACCAACCACCAGGTCCCTGAAAGCCATGATTGAAGATTCGTACCCAAGGAAGACCATCTTCACCATCAACAGAGGGTGCGGGAAGAAAACGAATGACAGCCATTCCGTTTCCTGATTTGTCTACTGAGGGTTGCCAGAATCGAGTATCATCTTTTGATCCGGCTTCGACTGCTTGAGTGGTGCTCTCGATTGCTTTAGTCAGTTTATCGAGACTAGAACGATTGCGTTTGAGATTTGCAAATGACATGATATTTCCTTTCGTATAACGGAGTATAAACGTTGTATTTAAATTGTCCACATAAACATGATATACTATTATTTAGCAACATGCAAGATGTGATTTAGTTTTTTTACAGTATCCTTCACATCTTTATGTAGAATACCGTAACCACCTGCTTTATTAAATGCTTCAATTACATAGTCTGTGTCATCAATTAAAACAACACTTGAGTTAGCATATTTTGCTTTGATCGCACTACCTGGAACAATATTAGATTTGAAGCTAATACCATTGTTCATCAACCAAAACTTTTTATGACTCTCAACCTGGGAATGATATTTTTTTCCTCCAGATGATGATAGGATTTCAACATCAATTCCTGTATCAAGAACAGTTTCCAATAAAGTCTTTCCTCCCGGAAACCACTCTAAGGTTTTGAACTGCTCGGTCTCAATAAAAGTGGTCCAGTTTTCAGACCAATCTTTGTTACGTCTTGTATGTTCCGGCGATTCATTGAATAGTTTTTTATATCTCTTCTCAAAATCACACAAAACACCATCCATATCTAAATAAATTTTTGTGATCATTCTAGTACCTCAAGGGCAATTTTTCTATATTTGTCTTTATCAAAAGCTACAAATGGAGTATATCTCATCCATCTAGAAAAAGCAATAGGCCAAACAATATTATCTGAAATTTTTTGTTTCCATTTTGGCAAGAAGTTCATAAGAGAATTCAAAATAATGATTGATTCATCAGAAACAACTCTCTGTTTGGAAAGTGTAAACAGTTTAGGATAATCAGAATTAACTCTCAATAAATCATTAATTCTACCATAATTCATCATTTCCTGACAATCACTCTTAAATGTGTAGGAAAGTGATTGTACTCTTTTCATTCTATTCATGTGAATGTCACTTGCTTCATCTGTCAGTAGATTACCAGCCCAGGAGTCAGGATCATTCAAGAGATTTGAAATAACAAATTCTTTATACTCTTCAGTATCATATTTTCGTGATAGTTTGTAGAAGTAATATTTGTCTTTTCTTTTCTCGAATGTCTCGATTGTGATGTTGCATTTACCATTGTACTTGAAATAATCATAGTTGGTTGTGAAATGTAATTTCAAGACATGGTAAATGCTGAACGCTTCATAGCCTGTCATATTGGTAAACGTCTAGTTTTCGGAAGTAAATTTAATGCTTGTGCATCAATTTCGATTTTAGCCTTCAAATCTTTATTGACAAGTGTTGATGCGACCTCTACTTCCATTCCTGTTCGATTACAATATTCTAAAATTGCTTCCATGTAGTTATAATCTGTTCCAGAAATAATCTTCTCTATTTCTTCGTAGAACTTGTGCATCTCTTCTTTTGTAGGCATTTATTTTACAATCGTTTCGTAGAGTTGTTCGAATTGTTCATGAGTTGCAACTTCTTCATCATAGTTCTGTTTATGATACACTTTAACCAAACGATTTACAAGTCGTTTTGGAAGTTTCAAATCTTCGCATACAGTCTTCACCGCTTCTTTGATGAGATCCTTCTCAGCTTCGATTCGTGTCATTGAATTAGAACATTCGCGAATTGCATCGAGAAGTTTTTTGCGATCTGCCTCAGCAGAGATTTGATTAATACTAAATTGTTTCACTGCCATAATATATCTCCTTAAAAGAAACCGATTTTACTACCAACTTTGTGATTAGTTTTTAACTCATTCTTAGATTTGTCGCCGAAAATTTCAGCGAGAGTCCAAGAATCTTTTTCTTCATTCAATACGAAACCTTGTTTTTCAGCCAAAGTCTTAGCTTGGTTGTCATCCAACTTTTCGAATTTCAGAATATCAAAACAACGACCTGGTCGAATCAGTGCTTCATCAACATCACGAACGGAAGGAAGATTTGTTGAAAAAATCAACTTCTTTCCTTTTGTTGTGACTAGACCATCACCAACATTTAGAAATCGATGCATCATTGTATTACCTTCACTTCTTGCTTTCAGAAAATTATCTGAATCTTCAAGAACAAGTAGATTTACATTCTGCTCAATGAAATTTGCGAATACGAAATCTTTCTCCAGAATCGAAGCATCATATGTCACCATTGCTGACGATCCTGTATGTGAGAGGAGACCTCGAATGAAAGTTGTCTTGCCTGTTCCTGGAGGTCCAATCAAAAGAAGAACATTTGAGTTGGACTTCATGAAAGAATCATAGTAATCTGATAGGGGTGTACCTAGAAAAGGATACATCTCATCACAAGGAAGCAAATTAGTGTTCAGAGGAACATTAACGCTATCACCATTCTGAGAATAAATCCATTCAATATATGATGTCACTTCCTCAAATTCGTTTAGAAGAACGTCAGTCTCTTCTTGAACAAATTTTTCATCACCATAAATTTTCACTTCAATAGAATTCGATGATGCATCATATCGAATGAAGTTCAAATTGTCCAACAGAATAATACCTGAAGTATCATTCATCTGAAGAATTTTACAATCGATGTATGCTTGCATCATATATTCGTTCCAGACTTTGCGATTACCATGCAACTTCAATTCTTCATTGATGGTAGACAAATCGGAGTCATAACGCTCCTTCATCATCTTACTAAAAACATAATCGGAAAAGTCTGATGCACCAACAAAAATACTATTATCTTCCATATTATTCCTCAAAATGGGAGCCGGAAAGTCATAAGAATCCCAAACAAATCTTTTCAATACTCTTTTTTTTCTGCGACCCGAAAATTTCCATTTTCTGGGTCTGACAGTTGGTTTAGAAATTGCTCCTGCTCTCAGATCGGCTAAAATTTGCTCAAATGGGCTCATTTAAATAGAATCAAAGCAAGAAAAACTGAGTTTACAATAAAGCCTGCACCAATTGTAAGAACGTTAATTGTGTCTTTCAAAATAGCAGCACGAATAAATCCCATAACTAAAGCTCCCCACATAAACAAAACAAGATCGATAGGAGGAGTCTTGTCTGTTATACCAGCCATTATAGCAAGAAAAGTTGGAATAAGCGAGGCATGTAGTAGAACAATACCGAGCCATCCAATAGATTCTGCTGTACTAGGCTTTAATTTATGTTCGAAGAAATGTTTGATTCCTTCTCGAAAGATCAAAAGTCTTTCTTGCCAATCAGCCTTTGTAGAAGATGTGTTTTCCAATTTTGGCGACTCGTTGTTTTTTCCATCTTGGGTTGACGTATTCTGCATGATAGTATAATGTGTCCTCTTTGATAATGTCAAGTTTGAATCCTTCAAGTAATACTTTTTTAGCCACAGCCTCGGATTCTTTATAGGTTGCGTG